TAACTAATAGGAGTTATATATGAGTACAGAAAGTACAATCGTAAAGAAAGATAATGCAGGTGCATTATCTACAATAAACCTAAGAGCTGATTCAGGTAGAGGAACTGAAGAATTAAAATCGGATGATGTATCAACACCGATCTTAAAGATTCTTCATCAGTTATCTCCTGAGTGTAACTCAAGAAACGCAAAGTACGTTGATGGTGCAAAACCTGGAATGATCTATTCTGGTAGTTTTGGAAATTTAATTGATGGTGAAAAAGGACTAAACATAGTTGTTGCTCACACTCAAACTAGGTTTCCTGAGTGGCAAGAAAGAGGAGACAGCGCAGCTGCTCCAGTAGGAACTCATTTAGAGATACCTGCAGATGCTACTGAAGAAAAGAATGGTAGATACAGATTAACTAACGGAAATTATGTAGAAAAAACTATGTATTTTTATGTGGTTGCTGTAGTTGGTACAGAGCTTAGAAAAGCTGTGATTGCCATGAGATCATCTAATCTAACTCCAGGTAGAGAGTTAAACAACTTGATTGCTAACTTGAGAATGACAGATTCACAAGGTACATTTCAACCGGCAGCTTACTCAGCAATATTCAACTTAAAGACAGTTGGAAAAAACTGGGGAGATAAAAGTTGGCATGTATATAAGCCGTCATTAGTAAAAATGTTAGATGTATCTGATACAACAGATGCAGAAGCTTATACTATGGCACAGAATCTACAGAAAGAAGTTTCTAAAGGTTCTGCTAAACCTAAGTATGATAAAGTTGAAAACAAAAATACTAAAGACATTATCTAATTCCCTAGAGGAATGTAGCTACAGAGGCGCTGAAGGGAGACTGGAGGCGCCTTTAGAAATTATTAAAAGGACAGGAATAAATGCAAGAATATATAAAATACTTTTCAGGATTGAAAAGAAACTACGGAGTTTGCAAAACTACTGAAGGTTTTGTAGATGGAGAAACAGGTAAGAAAAGGTATCCACACGAATGGTCCTCTACATCTGTAATTGAACAAGATTATTTAGATCACTTATCTGGTGTTAAATCTATTGGTATACAACCATGTACTGATGAAGGTAAAGCTAGGTTTGGTGCAATTGATGTTGATAAATATCCAATAGATAGAAAATTTTATCTAGACATTATACAAGAAAAAAAACTTCCGATAATACCTGTCCTATCGAAGAGTGGTGGACTACATTTATATGTGTTCACCACTGAGTACGTAAAAGCAAAAGCGATAAGAGACTTTTTAGAACAGGTTTTATTTTTATTTAAACTACCAATCAACACAGAAATATTTCCAAAACAAACTTCACTAGGTGAGAATGCTGATGGTGAAAAGACTAACGGTAATTTTATAAACTTACCTTACAATAGTATTTCTAGAAAAGCATTACTTCCAAGTGGTGAAGAAATGCAGTTAGATATGTTTTTAAAAGTTGTTGCAGCAAATGCACAAACAGAAGATCAACTAAAAGATATACAAAAAAGAATTATAGAAGATGAACTATCTGGTGGTGGAGAAGAGTTTGTAGATGGTCCACCATGTTTAGGTATACTAACTAAACAACTAATGAAAGATGGTAGAGATAGATTCTTATATAACTATATGGTGTTTGCTAAGAAAAAGTATCCTGACAAATGGCAAGACAAAGTTATAGAAGCTGCAAGAAAATATTTTGAGTTTGATAATAACTGGACAGACATACATGTAAATCAAAAAATAAAGAGTTGGAGTAAAGATACCAAAGGTCATACTTGTAATGATCCATTACTAGCACCAGTGTGTGTAAAATCTGTATGTGTTAAAAGAAAGTTCGGAATCATATCAGATAATAAACCAGTATGGCCAGCATTATCTGCATTACAAAAACTAAATATAAAACCTACACCTGAATGGTATTTTACTGTTGAGAATGAAGAAGGACAAACAAAACAAGTGCACGCAAAGAATGTGCATAGAATAGAAAGTCAGAAAGAGTTGAGAGCATTATTAATGGAACAGGTACACGTAGTAGTACCTACAATAAAAGCTAATGATTTTTATGAAATATTAAAAAACTTATTTGAAAAATCTAAAATAGAAATATTAGAACCTGCAGAAGGAACTAATCCATCAGACATATTAAAAGAACATATACATAGATATATAAATGATCCACAAGCTAAGAAGTATAATTCTTTCAAAAGTGGTAGACCATTATTAGATGATGAGTATGCATACTTTTTATACAGTGCATTCTATGATGATTTAAAAACATATGAATGGAAAGAATCATCAGCTAAAACATCGTTAATGATTAAAGCATTATTTCCCAGTAAGAAACCAGAAGAACAAGCTAAGTTTGATCATAGTAAAAAGTTTCCTGGAAAAGATTCTGATAACAAACAGTATCCACCATTAAAAACTTTACGAATACCATTGAAGTATTTTGAAAGTGAAGAAGATGTTAATGAACAACATCAGTTTGAAAGTGAGGAAGATATAGTATGATTTATAAGTACTATGGTCCACCAGGAACCGGTAAGACATTTAAACTTATAAGTAGATCAAAAGCATACGCAAGACTAGGAACCCCACTTCACAAAATAGGTTACTTCGCATTCAGTAAAAAAGCAGCAGGTGTTGCAAAAGAAAGAATGCCAGCGAGTGATAAAAACTTACCTTATTTTCAAACACTACATTCTTTTTGTTTTAATTTTTTAGATATGAAGAAAGAAGATATTATGCAGCCATATCATTATGAAAAGTTTGGTAAAGAAATAAATGTAAAAGTAAAATACGCAGACAAATATAACAAAGAAGAAATAAGTTATTTAACTTGTGACAATCCTTATTTTCAATTGATACATAAAGCAGTAAATAAATGTATTACTGTTAGAGAAGAGTATGAGTTATGGGAACACGATACAAAAGAAGTAGTATGGTCAACTCTAAAATATATAAGTGATAATTTAATTAAATATAAAGATGCTAAGAATCTGTATGACTTTAATGATTTAGTGGATCTTACAATTAAATCTAAAGACAAAGAAAACTTTCCTACATTCAAAGCAGTATTTATTGATGAAGCTCAGGATCTATCACCATTACAATGGAAACTATTTGATGTGTTTAAAGAAAAATCAGAAGATATCTATTTAGCAGGTGATGATGACCAAGCTATATTCGTATGGGCTGGTGCAGATGTAGAAAGATTTATTAAAGAACCGGCTAAAGAAAGGGTCCTAAAGTACTCAAAACGTGTGTCTAGAACCGTCCAGGAGGAGTCTCAGAAGCCAATTGAGAAGATTATGGGTATAAGGAAGGAAAAACACTATTTACCACGAGATTTTGAAGGAGAGTCATTGACCATAGGTAACTTGAGTCAAGTAGATTTATCTGAGGGTAAGTGGTTAATTTTAAGTAGAACTATATCTAGACAAGTAAAGATAGCTGAAGAATTAAAACGTAAAGATTTATTTTATGAAACGAATAAAGGTAAAAGTTTTTCAGTGACCATGTACAAAGCTGCAATGCAATACGAGTCTTGGACCAGGCATCAGGAATTAGAAGATAGAATTATAAAAGATATAAAAGAATACACAGGTGATGTTGAATGGAATCGAAATAAAGATTGGTTTGATGCATTTGTTGAAGCAGATGAAAAAGAAAAATTATATATAAAAAACATGTTGGACAATGGAGAAAATTTAAATACTGATGCTAGAATATGGCTATCCACAATACACGCAGCAAAAGGTGGAGAAGAAGATAACGTAATTTTATGTTTAGATATGGGAAAGAAAATTCTTAAATCTATTAAACGTAGTCAAGAGAAAAATGATGAAGAACATAGAGTCTGGTATGTAGGAACCACAAGAGCAAGAAATAACCTATATAAACTAAAAGCAAAAATAAAACGAACAGGATATCAATTATGAGAATAATAACATCAGATATATTTATAACAATTACACTAACTTTTTTTATAATCAACATAATGGAGGTACTAAAATGATAACAATAATAGAAATAGAAAAAAAAGAAGATAGTTTTTTTATTATTTATAAAAAAGATAATAAAACATTTACATTTAACGGTAATGCAGAAGAATGTTTAAATGAAATGACAGGAGAAAACTATGAGCAATAAAGATATGTTTGATAAAGCATTTCCACAAGATAAACAAATCGGAGGATCACACTATAAATCGTTTCACATTCAACCTTATGAATTTATTTCAAAGAATGATCTTTCATTTTTTCAGGGCAACGTAATTAAATATGTTTGTAGATATAAAAACAAAGCAGGTATACAGGATCTTGAAAAGATAATTCATTATTGTGAATTAGAAATTAAAACAATGAAGGATATGAAGAAGAAGTGAGAGACAAAGACTTACAGTTAAATATATTTACAGGAGAAGTAGATGTTGTTTCTCCAACAGAGAAAGGTGTAAAGTATTGTAACACTTGTAAGAAAGATTTACCTGTAGAAAAATTTCATTTTTGGTGGTCAGCTTCTTATGGTAAAGAAAAAAGAAGTGGATCATGTAAAGAATGTGTAAAACAAAGCACTGCATTAATAAAAAAATTAAAATCTGATGCACCACCTAAACCAGATGAATGTTATTGCTGTGGTATTACAGTTAATGAATTAAAAAGAAGAGGAGACAATAGAGAATATGGTGGATTTCAATTAGACCACGACCATGAAACTAAAAAATTTAGAGGATGGATTTGTCATTTATGTAATCAAGGTATAGGTAAACTTGGAGATAACTTAGAAGGTTTATGTAAGGCTGCTCTTTATTTATCTGAAAATAATGTTAATGTAGTAATAGAAATTTTAAATAAATTAAAGAAATGATTATACCACAAACAGAATGGCTAGCGCCAACAGAGTATCCTGATTTAAGATCAGCAGATGAAATTGCAATTGACTTAGAGACACGTGATCCAGACTTAAAGAAACTGGGTTCAGGAGCCATCATAGGTAATGGTGAAGTTGTAGGTATAGCTGTTGCTGTTGATGGTTGGAAAGGTTATTTTCCTATTGCTCATGAGATTGGTCCAAACTTAGATCGTACAAAAGTTTTATCTTGGTTTAAAGATGTATGTGAATCACCAGCTACAAAAATATTTCATAACGCAATGTATGACGTATGTTGGATACGTAATTTAGGTATAAAAATCAATGGTTTAATCGTAGATACTATGATTGCAGCCAGTCTTATAGATGAGAATAGATTTTCTTATACTTTAAATACAATGTCCTGGACTTATCTAAACAAAGGTAAAAACGAAGCTAGACTAGTTGAAGCTGCAAAAGAAAGAGGACTAGATGCAAAAGCAGATATGTGGAGATTACCTGCAATGGAAGTTGGATCTTATGCTGAAGCTGATGCTGAAC